ACCTGCTCGATGGCCTGAAGGCTATGCGATCGGCGGAGACTGTTACACTGTCAGCCAACAGCGCAACAACCCCAGTGGTGTTGACGCCGACTAGCATGACAGAGCAGACATACCTCATCATGCCAATTCAAATCCGGGAGTAATACAATGGCGCGCAAGTGCAACAATACAGAATCAGAACAGCGCACAAACGCTGTTTATGATTTGCTCTTGCGCGCTCATAGCAGAAAGCAGATCATTCAGTTTGCCGCAGAAAATTGGGGGGTTGGTGAACGTCAAACTGATGCTTATATTGCCCGCGCTCGTGAGATTTTGTCTGCTGATGCCAAGCTGGAGCGATCCCAGTGGCTAGAGGGTGCAATTGCACGAGCGATGGAGTACGAACGCCGTGCCGCCGAAAAGGATCAGCTCAACACGGCGCTGATTGCACTGGACAAGCAGGCCAGGCTGCTGCGGTTTGAAATGTCATGAGCCTGCTGGCAGGCATTTGCGAGGACGTTCCGCTGCTGTCGTTTTTGCAGCAGCAGACGCCAGAGGACACCGCTGCCCTGATCACCCGCATCCGCAGCGACCTGCACCCTGGGCAGCTTGCGTTTGTGGATGACACCGCAACGCAGATCATTGGCATCAGTGCGGGCTATGGCGCTGGCAAGACCCGAGCGCTGTGCGCCAAAGCGGTGATGCTGGCCGCGGCCAATCAAGGCTTTATCGGTGCCGTGATGGAGCCCACAGGTCCTTTGATCCGGGACATCTGGCAGACGGACTTTGACGACTTCCTTGATGCCTATGGCATCCCGTACACGTTCAGGGCTAGCCCGCTGCCGGAGTACATGCTGCACCTGCCGGGCGGTGACACCAAGATCCTGTGCCGCAGCTTTGAGAACTGGTCGCGCATCATCGGCCTGAACCTTGCATGGGTGCTCGCTGATGAGATCGACACGGTGACGCCCACCATTGCCAACAAGGCGTTCCCAAAGATCCTTGGCCGACTCCGCTCCGGCAATGTCCGGCAGTTTGGTGCTGCATCGACGCCCGAGGGGTTCCGATGGATGTGGAACACGTTCGGCAGCGACGAAGCAAAGCAGCGCGTTGATCGGAAGCTGATCAAGATGCGCACGGCGGACAACCCACACCTGCCGCCGGACTTCATCGAGCGGCTAGAAGCCAACTACGACCCCAGTTTGCTGCGGGCGTACCTTGACGGCGAGTTCGTCAACCTGACGACCGGGCAGGTGTATGACCGGTTTGACCGGGCGAAGCACGTCACCACCGCCGTGCTCGACATCAGCAGGGAACCGCTGCGCATTGGCGTGGACTTCAACGTCGGCAACATGTCTGCGGTCATCGCTGTCCGGCTTGGCAGTGGCCTGCTAGTCATCGATGAGATTGCAGGTGCGCATGACACCGACGCCTTGGCGCAGGAGATCCGCAGGCGGCACCCGCAGCAGCAGATCTACGTCTACCCAGACGCGAGCGGCGGCAGCCGCAGCACCAACGCGAGTCAGACCGACATCCAGATCCTTGAGTCCTACGGCATGTCGAACCAGTCACCACGAAGCAACCCGCCAGTCCGTGATCGAGTGGCGGCCGTGCAGGCATTGCTGGAGAACGGCAAGGGGCAGGTCCGGTTGCAGGTGGCCGAGCACTGTAAACGGGTGATCGAGTGCCTGGAGCTTCAGTGCTACAGCGACAAGGGCGAGCCGGACAAGGACGCAGGGTTCGACCACATGAACGACGCGCTCGGGTACCTGGTCTGGCGTGAGTTCAACCCGCTGCACGCTGGCGCTGGCCGCGGCACTGGGGTGAGGCTTTATTAACAAGTGCAACGGGGGTTGACCAAGGCGGCATAGGGTGCCATACTTAGGTCATCGGAGGCGAACGGTCCTCCACTCGGCAGCCCAGAGGCTGCGCTGAACATGGAAGCTCTCCTCCTCGAGCTGGATCAACTGAACGATCAGGCCGACAACCTGATGGAGCCTGAGCAGTTCGATCAGTGGTGGGCTGTTACTCAGCGCCGCATCGAAGTCATCCGACTGCTGGATGCCGACTGAGCCCTTCGGGGCTCCACTCACCTACCACTACCATCCCAACCATGACCACCAACACCATGATCAACCGCATCGCATCCCTGGTCCTTCTGTTCATGATCTACGCCGTTGGCGTCAGCATGGGCCGTGATCAGGTCGTACAAGCCCATCACAACCATCCCGCCTGTCATCAGGGACTGAAGCCGTAAACTGACACCATTGTCACTAGCTAGCGGTCGTGTACACAGGCTTCAACGCATACGACCGGCCGCTAGCACAGCGCACCGTCACCAAGGTCAACGACCCGAACACGACCTGGTTTGCGCAAGAGCCACACTGGATCCTGATCGAGGATCTGCTGCAGGGCACCTACGGGATGCGCAAGAAGCATCGCCGCTACCTGCCGCAAGAGCCAAGGGAGCAGGATGAAAGTTACGACAACCGCCTAGCCCGTAGCGTCTGCCCGCCGTATTACATCCGCCTCGAGCGGATGCTGGCTGGCATGTTGACCCGTAAGCCCGTGCGGTTGGATGACACCGCTGACGTGATCCGTGAGCAACTATTCGATGTCGATCTCCAGGGGAATGACCTCAACGTCTGGACCTATGAAGCAGCACGAAAGATGGTCCGTTATGGCCACGTTGGCACACTTGTGGATGCACCTGCTACTGGAGGTAGACCCTACTGGGTGACCTACACGCCGCGGCAGATCCTTGGATGGCGCACCGAGACGCAAGAGGGCAAGCAGGTACTGACACAACTACGCCTAGCCGAAGTGGTCACCGTGCCTGATGGCGAGTTTGGCGAGAAGGCTGTCGAGCAGATCCGGGTGCTGACGCCTGGCAAGTACCGGATCCACCGCAAACAAGACAACGGCGACTTTACTGTCGTCGATGAGGGTCGCACCAGCCTGAGCGAGATCCCGTTCACGATCGCCTACGCCCAGCGCCATGCGTTCATGGAGTCGCGGCCGCCGCTTGAGGACATCGCCGAGCTGAACCTGAAGACCTACCAAGTGCAGTCCGATCTGGACAACCAGCTTCACATCTCAGCAGTGCCGATGCTGGCGTTCTACGGGTTCCCGTCTAGCGCTGAGGAGGTATCAGCAGGACCCGGCGAGGCGATTGCATTCCCGGCTGAAGGACGCGCCGAGTACATCGAACCAGCAGGCAAGAGCTTTGAGTCGCAGTTCCGCAGGCTTGAGCAGCTTGCGATGCAGATCAACGAGTTGGGCCTGTCAGCAGTGCTAGGTCAGAAGCTGAGCGCCGAGACCGCCGAGGCAAAGCGCATCGACCGCAGCCAAGGCGACAGCACCATGATGGTGATCGCGCAGAACATGCAGGACATGATCGACAACTGCCTGCAGTGGCACGCCACCTACCTAGGCAATGCCGCAGCCGCAGGCAGCAGCTACGTCAACCGCGACTTCCTCGGCGCACGCCTTGAGCCCGCAGACATCAACAGCCTCCGGGATCTGTATGTGGCAGGCGTCATCAGCCAAGAGACCTTGCTGCGTGAGCTAGCCGAAGGCGATGTGCTGGGCGATAACTTTGATGTGGATGAAGAGCTGGAGGCGACCTCTAATGCGGGCCTTGATCTACAGTCTGCTGGACCGGCTGACAGACTGGCTAGTGGATCTGATGATATGGATGGAGCCGAAGAAGCCGAGGAAACAGGAACTGGACTATACGATATGCAACCTTCCTGATGAGATCCTGGCTGTCATCCGTCTGACCTGGTACAAGGATGGCAAGGCTGATGAGGTAGACGAGCTGCGCATCATGGAAGACGGCCAGAACGGTTACGACGCCTTCGCTGCAGCGGTCCAGGGTGCATTGAACCGGGGCGCTAATGTCAGCATCAGGTCGCAGTACAGGCCCGAGCATCTTGGCATCATTTCATGAGCACACCAGAAGCGCTATACCGCAACGCAATTGACCTGAACCGCTACAGCAACAGCGTTGCGCGGCGCATCATCAATGCCTACAACGACATCATCATTGACGCTGTCAACCAACTGCGCACCATTGATGAGTTGGCAGCACCGGTCAAGGCGGCACGGTTGCGGGCGATCCTGGCGCAACTGAAGGACAGCCTCGGTACCTGGGCAGGTGATGCGACCGAGCTAACGGCGACTGAGCTGCAAGGCATCGCGCAGTTGCAGTCTGAGTTTGTCACCGACCAGTTGCGGCGTGCGCTGCCTGCTGGTGCTCGGGATGCGGTGCGCACGGTTGAGATCAGCCCGCAGTTTGCGCAGAGCGTGGTCACGACCGATCCGACGCAACTCAATGTGGTCGCGCTGTCGGATGACCTGTTCAAGTCGGTCTATGGCGCAGAGGCCCTAGCGCAGCAGGCTGGTACTGGCACCTTCAGCCTTACCGCGG